CCGTTCGATTGGGAAGGTATCGACTGCGAAGCTCCCTTGTGGGAGAAGTTCCTCGAAGACGTCTTTGGCGGCGATAAAGATCTCGTCGCCTATGTCCAAAGGCTCTTTGGTTACGGCATGACAGGGATCACAAACGAGCATATATTTGCGGTCCTCTATGGTTACGGCCGTAACGGCAAAGGCACGCTCGTCGAGACGCTTCGATATGTGCTTGGTTCTATCGCACAGCCTATCCAGAGCGAGATGCTGCTTGAGCAGTACGCTGCCCGTAATGCCGCTGGTCCTTCTCCGGATATTATGACCCTTAAAGGCCTGCGTATAGCCTTTGCCTCGGAGACCGACGAAGGGCGAAAATTCTCAACTTCCAAGGTCAAATGGCTCACCGGCGGTGATACCCTTACCGGCCGAAATCCTCACGATAAATATGAGACCACCTTTGACCCTACGCATCTTTTATGCCTGCTTACCAACCACCTGCCTCACGCTGCCGGCGACGACTTTGGCTTCTGGCAGAGGATGCAGGTAGTGCCCTTTAATGTCCAGTTCGTAGATAAGCCCAGTGCAGACAATGAGCGCGCCAAAGACAAAGATCTTCCTGAGAGGCTTAAAGAAGAGGCCTCGGGGATACTTGCCTGGCTGATACGTGGCTGCATTGAGTGGAAGCGTATTGGCCTACAGCCTCCACGATCGGTAACTAGCGCGACCGAAGAGTACCGCTCCAATGAGGATACTGTCGGCAAATTCATAGAGGTCTGCTGTAAAAAACTGGATGACACGGATGAGGCTTGCCGCGAACAAGTCAAACCGATGTACGAGGCTTATCAAAAGTGGTACCTGGACAACGAAGGAGCATATCCTATTAAGCAAAAGAGGTTTGGGCAGGTAATGGGTAAGAAGTTCAAAAAAGAAAAGGTCGGCGGCAAGATCTTTTTCTTTGGCGTCGAGCTTTTACCTGAGTTTTTAAGGAATGACCAGGATTAAAGGACTTTCAATTATTTTATTTTTTAAAAAGTCATGGCTTTAACGATTTAATATCTTTACCATTTTTACCGCTTTAAGACTTTAGGACTGAAATTATGTAATCTCTGGAATGTTTAAGGGGTAGGGCATAACTTTACAAAGTTTACATGATTAAAGTCCTAAAGTCCTGTTAAGGGTTTTTAAAATGAAATAAGTAGAAATAATAACTATATAGAGGACAGCTCAACCCAGGACTTTTGAAAAAAGTAAAGTCCTCGTAAATCCTAAAGTCTTGGAGCTCTCTTAATTTGAACACACTTGATATAGCCATAGAGCTCGGGGTCAACCCGAAGAGAGTCGCAACCCGAAGAGAGTCGCTGGAACCAACGGCGGAGAGTACGCCTCGGCGTGCCCCGGTTGCGGCGGTAACGATCGCTTTCGTGTATGGCCCGAGCAGGGCACGCACGGCAAGTGGTGGTGTCGTGGGTGCGGTAAGGGCGGCGACGCTATACAGATGCTGATTGACTTCCAGGGGCTAAGCTTTAAGGAGGCTTGCGACCGGGTCGGGTACGACCCTCCTGAGAGGTCGGGTGCGCAGCGGTCGAAGAAAAAAACCTTCTCGCCCAGGGAGACTACCTCCCCAGCCGATATCTGGCAGAGGAAGGCCACCGTCTTTGTGAAGCACTGTCATAAAGAACTTCTGAAAAACAAAGAGCAGCTCGCATGGCTTGCCGCGCGCGGCATAAACGTCGAGAGCGTCGAGCGCTTCAAGCTCGGCTGGAACCCCGAGGATCTCTGGCGCGAGAGAAAGGGGTGGGGTGTAACAACTCCGGGTAAAAAACTCTGGCTGCCGCTTGGGCTGATTATTCCATATATAAAGGATGGCCGGGTAGCACGCCTGCGGGTGCGCACAACCAAAGAAGATCTGCGCTACTACGTTATCCCCGGCTCCGATATGTCGGCGATGCTTCTACCGCAGACAGGCGGCAGGCTTAAGGGCTGGGTAGTTACCGAGGCCGAGCTCGATGCTATCCTGATCGCGCAAGAGGCCGGCGACCTTGTCGGTGCGGTCGCCATGGGCAATAGTTCGGCAAAGCCGGACACGGAGGCCCATAAGGAACTTAGCGAGGCGGCGCATGTATTAAATGCACTTGACTTTGACGCGGCCGGCGCAAAGGCGCGTAAGTGGTGGGATAAGACCTACCTGAACTCCGAGCGGTGGCCGGTCGCCTCGGAGAAAGACCCCGGAGATTATTTTAAAAACGCAGGCGGCGATATTCGTGCGTGGGTGATCGCGGGGCTTCCTCCGGGTTTCAGACCTGCGCCGCTGCAAGAACAACCCGAGTCTAACGCAGACCCGCCGGAGCCTCAGCAAGAGCTGGTTGACGACTTGACGCAAGTTGTCAATTGCGAAGATGACGGCCTTATCCCGCTTATATCTTACAAATATACGTGCAAGGTTTGCGGCAGAAAGACAACAGTACTTATGCAGGAAGGGCGGTTGCCAACAAAGTTTTTAGCAGGTTGCTTTCCACATGATTTTACAAAGAATCAAATTGAGAGACTAAGGATCATAGATGACAGAGACCTCGCACGAAAAAACACTTGAAACGGCAGTGAAGAAGGCCCAGGCCGCCGTCAAAAAAAAGCCGACGAACGAGAACCTTAAAACCCTTGAGACCGCCGGGCGTATGCTCAAGGAGCATCGTGCCCAGAACGAGATCGATCTTAAGAAGCAGAGCTTTAAGAACGTCGCCGAGGTCCTTGAATATCTCAAGGCAGATGGTTGGAAGGTTGAGAAATCAAAGCTCTATTCAGACGATAATAAGATCGGTAAACAAAGAGACGGAACCTACTTAAAAAAAGATGTAGATAAATACGCCGATATCTTCTTGAAAAAGCTGGACGCCTCGGATGAGAACCTGACCAGTCTTGCTATCAAAAAAGCAAAGCTCGAAATGGAGAAAGAAGAAGAGCTCTTAAAAAAAATACGTCGCTTAAACGATATCGCCGAGGGCAGACTTTTCGCACGTACCGAGGTGAAGCAAATGCACACTCGAAAACTGGCACGCCTTATTAGCTTGATCGAGAATTTTATTTATGGCCGGCACATGGAAGAATTGCTTGAAGGTCTTGGATGTGATTTGGCAAGGATCCCGGACGCGCAAGATGAAATAGAAAAATATTTAAGAGAGATGTTGGCTGATTACGCAAAGACGGCTAAGTTTACCATACCAAAGAAAAGCCTAATAGAGGCCGAGGAGTTGATGGCTACTAATGAGTAATGCCGCTTTACAGGAAGAGATGTTTATCGAAGGAGGCTGGTTTCCCTCGGAGCTTAAGCTCATGGAAATGCCGGACGATGCTACGACCTCCGAATGGGTCGAGGGCCGTGTTGTAGTTATAAAGTCTTCCAAGCTCGGTCCGTGGCGCAATGATAATAACCCACCGCTCGTCGGCATTATGAACATCCCAGACAGGCGCGGCGTCTTTAAAAATACTAATTTTATGTCGATTATGAAGGGTGTTCAGACCGGTGTCTCCGTTGGCGCACGTAATATTGTTTATAGGAAGATGTCCAAGTCAGCCCAAACCGCTCTTTACGTTTTGGAAAATGAAAAGAAAAGTACGAGAATATGCAAGCAGCATATTCAGCAGACCATAAGGAAAAGCCCAGACCTCGCTAAACTCTTAAGCGACAACCCGGACGATACAAATAATTACAGTATTATTTTACAGACAGGCTTCACCTTAAATATGGGTTGGGGCGGCTCTCATGCATCTGTCTCTTCCGAGGCTTGCGAGACAGTAGTTATCGACGAGCTCGACAGATTTGAAAAAGCCATGAATATAGAAGAAGCCAAAGACAGGATTACCACCTTTGCTCGATCAGGATTTGTTCTTGTACTCTCGACTTCGGGTATAAAGGGTGGCCCGATAGATGCCGCTACTGATGCTTGCGACACTATCATGGATTATCACGTTAAATGTCCTGATTGCGACTTTAGCCAGATAATGGACTTCGAGCATTTCTGGTGGCCCGGCAAGGACGAGTCGTTGAAAGATGATAAAGCAAAAAAGCGTTTGGGAAATAAAATATTAAGGGAGCGGTCGGCTCGTTATGTCTGCGCAGGATGCGGGGTGCTCTGGAATGACTTCGCTCGTGATAAGGCGGTAAGGTCTGGCCTTGATGAAAATTGGTACGGTTGGAAGATGAGAGAGGAGATACAGCTACCCGTCTCTATCGGTATGAAGTTTCCATCGTGGATATCTCCATTTAAATCACTCTCTACAATAGTTGCTCGCTGGATAAAGGCACAGGTAGTAGAAGGCCCCGGGCTCCTTCGCGCATGGCACAACCAGGAGGCCGCAGAGGCTTACACTGAAAAACATTCTGACAGGACAACTGACAGTATTCTTGCTCTTCGTGACGACCGTCCCAGAGGGCTTGTCCCTAAAGATATAGCAACCTTGATACTCTCAGTCGATACTCAGAAGCGCGGCTTTTATTACAACGTGTTCGCTTTCGGTTTTGGAACTTCTTTGCCCGTTGCAGTCGTAGATTCAGGTTACGTTGAGACCTTCGAGGCTGTCAAAGATCTTCTTTATAATAGCGAGTATAAAGATATCGACGGCAAGGAGCACGTTATACCGGTAGGCTTTATCGACTCTGGAGGAGGCACGGGTAAAGTACCTAAACACAGTAGAACAGCCGAGGTCTACGATTTCTGCAGGCTTAATCCTGCGATGAAGCCCATAAAGGGTTTTCAGCGGATGACCACTCCCTGGGCGACAACGCATCTGGATTATTATCCGGGGACCAAGACGCGTATCCCCGGCGGCTTAACTTTGTACAGGATCAATGTCACTTATTTTAAAGACTCTCTTTCCAGAAAACTAAATATAAACCCGGAAGACCCCGGCGCGTGGCGTCTCCATTCAGAGTGCACCGAAGAGTACGCGCGTCACATGGTGGCGGAATACAGTAAAGACGGTATCTGGCTCTGCCCTCCGAGTAAGCCCAACCATTTTTGGGATGTCGGCGTCTACGGTCTTGCCGGTGCGGACATTATGCGCATAAAGTTTTGGCCGAGACCCGAAGAAGAAGCAGCCGCAAATCAAAGCAGAAAAAAACCAAAGAGAAAAACCAAAAGGGGGAGGTGGTAAAATGACAGAGAACAAAAGAAGCGAGATCCTTATCGGAATGAAGGCAATAAGGCAGGTGCTCAATAATATCAGCGAGGCAACGGTTCTTAAGTGGCATCGCGAATCGGACCTTCCCATAAAGAAGAAAGGCGGGCAGTGGGTCTGCTCACGCTCTAAACTTGAAAAGTGGTGGCAGGATTTTGCGCAATGAGAAGGAAGAAGGCAGGTTAATTATGCAAAGCTACGCCATACTTCAAGACAAACACAAAGGCCGCCCTGCGGTAATACTCGGGGCAGGGCCTTCGCTCCCGGCCCAGCTTGAGACGATTCCAAAAGATGCCGTACTGTTAAGCGTGAACGACCGCCCGGCGAAATTCGTAAAATGCGACTATATAATTTTTCTCGACGAGAACACAGGGCCTTTTGTCGAGGGACTTCCGGGCAAGAGGGTCTCGCTTTTTGAGCAATACAGTGATTACATGATAGAGCACGTCATGTGGAAGGGTAGCCTCTCGGGCATGACGGCTATGTATCTTGCATGTTTTATGGGCTGCGCGCCGGTGATACTGGCGGGCTTTGATTGTTACCAGGGCGATCATCAATACTTTGACGAAGCCCCGGGCGAACCGTTCATAGGCGGCGGGGTTTTGCAGTGGTCGCTCGATCAACACCTAAAAGAGTGGCGGCGCGCCGCAGGTCTTTGCCCCAATTCCGAGGTCGTAAGGGCCGCAGGCGGGCCGCTTGTAGAAGTTTTCGGCAGATATTGAAAAACCTGTCAAGCCCAAAGTTCCCCATATACCCTCATATACCCTCATATACCCGCATATACCCGCATATACCAAACCGCCCTAAAACCGACCTTATAATATCTCCACAATGGGAACGAACTTTACAACATGGACAGCTCTTCATACCGCGATGCTCAATGCATTGCAAGAGGCCGTTGTGTCGGGTGGTTTTACAGGCCTCTCACTCTCCCACCAGGGTAAGGCTTTCCAGTACCGCACCATTGATGAACTCAAGAAAGGCATCGAGTGGGCCAAGCATATGGCCGACTCGGAAAGCGGTGCGGCCGTCGGCAGGACCTACGCGAAGAACGGCGGGGGTGGCCGGTGGTGAAAATCCTCAAAGCTGCTCTGTCTAAAACCAAAACTGTCATTCTAAAGACATTCGACCTCAGGGACATCTTCTCTTTCGGTGGCACCGGCTTTTTATCTTTCGGGGTATGGCAGGTATATCCTCCTGCGGCTTTTATTGTTGCAGGCTCCATTTTCCTCTGGCTCGGGATCAGGAGGGTCAAATAAATGGGGATAATTAAAAGACTCGAAGAGGAAAAGAGACAGTACGCCGCCGCCAAGGTTACGCGCCTAACAGGCGACTGGCTTCCTGTAGATCAGGACGTAAACTCCATAATAAGAAATTCATCCGGCATTCTTCGCGCTCGCACCCGTCAGCTCATCAGGGACTTTCCTTATTTTCAGAAAGCTACGAGCGTCCTGGTGAACTACACCGTGGGTACGGGTATTCGTTTCCAGAGCAGGGTTGTTGATAATTCCGGAAACTTTGATAAGAAAGCTATTCGCCAGATAGAGGACGCTGTGAGCTGGGCGGCGGACGAGATGGACGTCGCAGACAAGCTCCATTATCACGAGATCGAACGTCTCGCCAAGAGCCAGGATGTGGAGTCGGGCGAGTTCCTTTTTGTCAAGACGCTTCTCAAAGATCGCAAGCGGTATATCCCTTTTTCTCTCCAGGCCTATGAATCCGACTGGCTCACTTCGTCTTATTCAACCCCTGAAAAAGGCAATGCTATAGATCAGGGAATCGAATACGACCTTAAGACTGGGCGTGTTATGGCGTATCACTTTGCCGTACCGTCCGGCTATGCGCTTGGGAGTCTTGCCGGCAGCACAAAGACAACGAGGATCCCGGCCGAGAACGTCCTCCATAATTTCAAAACCCTCAGGCCAGGTCAACTCCGGGGTGTATCCCCTTTTGCAACGGCAGTACTTATCGCGCACGATCTAGGCGATTATCTTGATGCCGAGATAGACGGCGCGAAGATGGCCGCCAAATATCTGGCCTTTGTCACGAGCGGGAACATGGCTGATTTTCAGGCAAAGAGGACAACTACCGACACCGCGACCGGCAAGAAGCTGGAAGAGGTAGAGAACGCCATCATTGAATATTTGCAGCCGGGCGAAGAGATAAAGCTCGCCGAGCATAACAGGCCGGGGAGCGGTTTTAATGATTTTACAAAGTTCTGCCTGCGCATGCTGGCCGTCTCGACCGATACGACCTACGAGCTTCTTACCACGGATTATACAGGCATCAATTATTCGAACCTCAGAGGTATAAGGAACGACTTTGCCGTAATGATAAAGCCGCATTCCATGCGGCATATTCTTCATTTATCAAAGCCGGTTGTTGAAGAGATCATCAGGCATGCTGTTCTGGCAGGAAAGATAGACCTTCCGGGCTTCTGGCGCAACCCTCGTCATTACTTCAAAGGCACTTATACACCTCCGGGTATGGAGTCGATAGATCCGCTTCGCGAGGGCAAGGCATGGGTCGAGCAGATAAAGGCAGGACTCAGGTCTCCTCAAGAAATCATAGCGGCAAGGGGCAGAGACTATGAGGAGGTACTTGACGAGTTGGCAGCCGCACAAAAGATGAAGGAGGAGCGCGGTCTAACATTTGAAACCGTCTCGACCGCAATGAAGAACAACCCTGATGCACTCGGGGCTACGGAAAGTTCGAAGAAAACAAAGGAGGGTTAGATGCCAAATAAGATAGAGGACATAAAAAATAAAAGAAAAGAGAGTGGCCTCCCGGACGGCCTGAACTATCGCACACTGGCGATCGCTACAAGGGCCGATGGTACGCCGGAGACATTGAACGCTGAGAACCGCTCGGTCGAGGTGGTCGGTGCGACCGAGAATCCAGTACCTATCTTTGATTGGGAGCGGATGGAGGTCATCCCCGAGGTTCTTCTGATGAGCGGATGTGAGATGCCCGCATCGAGACAGATACCTCTCCTTGATTCGCACTATCGCCACGCCACGGAGTACCTCATCGGATCTTATCGCGAGATGACCATCGAAGGCTCGAAGCTTTTAGGCCGCAGTTATTTTTCAGAGGTAGAGGAGGCGCAGAGTCCATGGCAGAAGGTAAGAGAAGGGCATCTGACGGACTTCTCTATAAGTTATCGCGTTCACGAATCGGTATACATACCAAAGGGCGAGAAGCAATTCATCGCCGGCAGAGAGTTTGAAGGGCCTTTGAAGGTCACCGTCAGGTGGACTCCTAAGGAATTAAGCGCTTGCCCCATAGGGGCGGATGAAGAGGCAAAAGCCAGGGCCGCCACGGCTCATACAACACCTAAAAAGCAGAAGGAGGAAGAGAAGATGGACAAGAAGGTAAGGGAGTATTTGGAGAGCCAGGGGCTTAGAGCAGACGCATCTGAGGTGGAGGCCTACAGCTTTCTTGAGAGCCTCGAAGTAAGGACTGACGTAGAGCCGGTTGCCGTTGAAGGCGGCACAGCCGCTAAGCAGGTCGAGTTTGACGAAGATAAGGTCAGGGCCGAGGCTGTCAAGGCCGAGCAGGGACGCATATTAGATATAAGGGCCATGTGCGACCAGGTGGATAAGCCTGAGATAGCAGAGGCCTTTATAACGGAGAATAAGTCTGTGGACGAGGCAAGGAAGGCCGTCTTCTACGAGGTAGTAGCCAACTCACCGACCTCAGGAGGCGTCGGCTATAGAGCGCCTATTACGATAGTAAAGGAAGCGAAGGATAAGTTCAGGTCCGCTGCCGAGGATTCACTTGTCATTCGTGGTGGTGTCGTTATAGAGAAGCCCGCCGACGGGGCAAGAGACTTATCAGGTCTTAGTTTGAGAGAGCTTGCCCGAGAGAGTCTGAGGGTGGCTGGTCTACCGGTAAACGGTAATCCTATGGAAATGATAGGCAGGGCACTTACCACCAGTGACTTCTCTAGTATCGTCTCTAATGTGGCCAACAAGTCTCTTGCCGAGGGTTACGATTTGGCTGCAGAGACCTGGCCGGAGTGGTGCGGGGTAGGGTCTGTCTCGGACTTCAAGACCAACACCATCGTGAGGGCGTCTGAGACAGACGACCTAGACGAGATCAAAGAAGACGATGAGTACAAGCATGGCACGAGGACCGATGCCAAGGAGGAGTACAAGATAGCCACCTACGGTAAGCTCTTCGGTATAAGTCGCCAGACCATCATAAACGATGACCTGAATGCGCTTATCGATACGCCGCGAAACCACGGCGAGGCTGCCAACCGTAAGGTTGGCGATATTGTTTACGCCGTGCCTGTCGCCAACGCTGCAATGGGCGACGGTACAGCACTCTTCCATTCCAACCACTCCAATCTCGGCACGGGAGGGGCTCTTAGCGAGATAACCATGGCCGAGGCGATAAAGCTGATGAAGCTCCAGAGAGGTCTTAAAGGTCAGAGCAGACTTAACATCAGGCCTCAGTTCTTTATCGCGCCGGTAACCCTGGAAGGCAGTGCGGAGATCTTCTTCAACTCAGGCAACTTCGCAGGTGCTAATTTGGCTACGACCAGGGTAAACCCATACGCCGGTACGAGATTTAAGAGGATTTACGAGCCGAGGCTTGACGATGACAGTACAACCGCCTGGTATCTTGCCGGGCCTATGGGAAAGACTATTAAAGTCTTCTTCCTCAACGGCAATCGAGCACCTTATCTTGAGACCAAGCAGGGCTGGACCATAGATGGCGTGGAGTACAAGGTAAGGATGGATGCCGTTGCCAAGGCCGTGGACTGGAAGGCGCTCGTTAAGAACGCCGGGGCCTAATAGACAGGGCGGTTTTTAATCATAACAAACCTCCGTCAGGGGTAGCTTCTATCCCTGACGGATAACTGAAATTCAAAGGAGAACGCAAAATGGATAACTTTTTACAGGAAGGTACCAGGCTGGAATATATAAATGCAACTAGTGCGGATATCGCAAGTAGCGCACCCGTCCTTGTAGGTAGTCGGCTGGGTATAGCTGTAGGAGCTATACTCAACACCACGCCCAATTCGGTCGGCATCCTTGCAATGGACGGTGTCTACACCATAACCAAGCTTACTGCCGATGTTGTGTCTCAGGGCGACGAGCTCTATTGGGATGATACCAACAAGAGGTTGACGCTTGCCTCTACCGGCAACACACTGGCCGGATATGCCCATAAGGCGGCAAACGGAAGTGCAACTACTGTCGAGTGCCGGATCAACAGATAAGCGGTGGGGTTCATGGAAAAAATGGCGGCGGCCTCTTCTAATATTATCTCCACCTTAGGAGAGACCGCCATCTATACATCAAAGATAGATGGCTTTAAAAAGATTTCCGTTATCTTCGATCCGGCCGTTTTAGACATCGACCCTGATGCGGGCGGTATAGATAACACCGTCCCTGTGGCGACGGCAAAGACAGAAGATGTAAAGAACGTTCGGAACAAAGACACGCTGGAGATTAACGACGTGAAGTACGAGGTCAAGAGGATACGTCCGGACGGGACAGGCCTAACAGAACTGATAATGAGCAAGGTGTAGCATGGGAAATATCGATACCATAAAGGCGATAACAACTAACATCGAGGCGATACTTACCTCGGCGCCGCTCAGTTGGGATCTTGAAGATCTCTCGGATAATCCAAAGGCCGAGACTAGAAATGTTTGCTTTGTAAAATATCTAAGTGAGAGATTTGAGGATGTCTTTAATCAACGGCCTAGCTATATTGAAGCGGAATTTGCGATCGTGGTTGTCGCCAACAAAAAGACGAAGGCCTTGAGCCGTGCCGCTCAACAGGAGGCAATCCATTTGTTGCGAAATGTGTTTACAGTTAATGCTCTTAATATAGGCGATTTGTCTGAAAGTAAACTCGTGAGCATGGCCAAGAACTTGGGCGGTGACACTGAATTAGAAGGTCTTCCTGCGTCAGCCATCGCTTACAGGCTGGTAGTCAGATATCGCGAGACATAGGAGGTTTTGTTATGGAAATGAAGTGGGTAAAAATACTTGTCAGCGGTAGTTCGCCAGAGATAGGGGTGCATACGAAAGGCAAGCTTATGAACATTTCGAAAAAGGTCGCTGATATTTTTATTCTTAGAAATATGGCCGAAGAGGCCGAGGACCCCGATAGCAGTAATGAGGGCACGGAGCCGGAGGATGATGTCTCAGCTACGAAGCCCCGCGCTTCTAGTGAGGCTCAGAGGAAAAAGTCCGAAGGCTCAGTTAAGGAAGAGAAGGATAAAAAAGCAAAGGTAAAGGAGGACGAGGCCAATGGCTGAGACGCAGGCATTTATCGCGGTGGGCGAAGAGGGCAATAGAGGAGCAAAGGAGGTAGTGACCGTCGGGTTTATAGCTGTCAATAGCTTAGAAATGCCAGAGGCCGACTATATGTTGAAGGAGCCCACTGAATTTCGTGGCGAAGATACTGCTTTAGGAGATATAACTCCGGCAATACGCATGGGCGAGAAATGGGAGGGACTGTCCTTAGAAATGCCTGCCTTTACCGAGTCAGGCGTCGTTTCGGGCATGATTGGAACGATCTTTAAGCATTTCTTTGGTAAGGCAACGAGCGTTCAGAACGCGGCGACCGGTCAGTATGCGCACATGATATATGCAGTTAACGATCCTTTTAACACGGCCAACCTCGGTGCAAAGGCGTTGACCTTCAGTTTGAATGCAATGCACGAGACAACGCTCAAGAACCACCCTTATATCGGTGGACGGGTAAGCAAGCTGAGCTTTAAACAGGAGCTCGGAGAGCATCTTATTATCACGGCCGAAGCTATGGGGCAGAAACTCCTAGACCCTGAAACAGGGCTTGTTTCTCCCTCTTATCCAGCTGAGAATCTGAGACTTGATTACAATAATATGGCCATACGTACAGGTGGTACGGTCACACGTACAGGCGTGGCGCCGGACTATACCAATATCACCTCTACTGGCGATCTAATTAAGGCCGACAGCATCGAGATCGATGTCGAACGCGGGATGGAAGATAAGCTGGTTTCCGATGGCACTACTTCGCCAAACAAGACTACTGTCGGCAAACTCAAAGGTACGCTTTCCATGACTATCGATTTTAGAGATCCTTCGAGCGGTTTTTCTTCTGTAGACGAGTTTACGGTATGGCTCGCCGGTTCAGGTGAGATCGATATTCTCGGAACATGGAACTCGGGCACGCAGGCCGGCACCGGCGATAACCACGCCCTTATTCTCGATATGCCAAGATGTGAGCGCCTTGGCGGTATGCCGGAGATATCAAGGGAAGAACAGTCGACGATAACCCTTAAATATAAATTTCTCGTATCACCAACAACGCTTTATGCGTTTGGTCTGCTTTTAAAGAACACGGCTGCTGCCGTATAAACGCAATGTTCCGCAAGGAATAATAAAGGAGGTTTTTTAGAATGGTTTTTAGACATTTAGATAAAGATGCAGTGGTTACCTATATCCCAAGGTATCAAGGTAACAGAGGTAAAGAAGAGCCTTTTACGGTTGATGTTAATTACGTATCAAGTAGTCGCTCTCAGTATTATGAGAATCAAATGTTAGTGAAGCTTGAAGGAGTAACCGACCCCAACGAAAGGGGAGAGGTTATTGCCGGTGTGAGTCGTAAAAAATTCGTAGAGAATATTTCTAAAATCTCAAAGTTTATTGTTGAAAGAGCCGGCAATGACAAAGAGATCACAGACCCCGGCGACTTTTTCGACATCATAGATATTGAGCTTAAGAATGAGCTTTTTCAGGCCATGATAAGTTCGCAACAATTAACCGAGGGTCAAAGAAAAAACTCATAGCTGCTTTTCGGTGGGACGCGGTGACCGCCGGAGAAAAAGGCAGCCCTTTTAAATGCAGCAAGTGTACACCTCGAAATAAAAAAAACAGGAACTGCGGCAATCATCTAGGGCTTTCAAATGAAGCTCGCGCCGTTACGAGTGAGGAATATAAGAAGCCGTCATCTTTATGGAATTACGCAACCGTCTGGGATGAGATCAAAGGTAAGGACGTAACTAAGGTTTTTACCCTTGGAGATATAAGGCTCTACGAATGCCCATTGAGCTACATAACGCGAGAGTCGGCAGAAATAAAGAGCACGGTTTATTTATTGGATGGGTCTAGTAATCTTTTATACGCCGGAGGCTGGGGCGATCAACCTGCCTGGCTGGTCGAAGCAGTAGGAATATGCAGAGGCGAAGAGGCGCGAAGAATGAAAAAGGATAAAACATGAGCTTGGCAAATGAAAGGGTAGGCATAGCAATAGGCGTAGACCTTGAGCACAAGCGTAACCTTGATATTGCGAACAGGGATTTTAAACGCTCTGCCGGCAATATTGGCGGCTTTTACAAGACTGCCGGCGTAGTCGCTGTTGCAGGGCTCGCAGCCACAACTGCTGCGATCTATAGTGTTATAAATGCGAGTAATGAGCTCAACACTTCTCTGGCCGAGCAGTCAACGCTGCTCGGTGGTACAAATGAAGAGGCTATAGCGCGGACGAGGGGGCTTGGGCGAGAGTATCAAATGCTTTCGATGAAACTCGGTAAGTCAACTGACGATCTAGCAGCCGCCGGTTATGAGATTATCT